TATGAGAAAGCAAGGCAGGAAGATATCTTAGTTGCGTATTCTATGCCACCTGAGAGAATTGGAATAAGAGTAGTGGGGAAACTTGGTGGTAATGTTGCGGAAGAAGCCACCAAAGTTTATGTACTAAGTGTAGTTGAACCTTTGCAGTTGGATATGGAGGATTTGATAAACAATAAGCTTTTGCAGTCTGAGATATATGAGTTCAAGTTTAACGACATAGATACACGCGACCTTGACCTTTTAGTGAAGAGGCTTGGTTATATGATAGAGCGAGGAATGAAAACTCCCAATGATGCAATAAATGAATTGGGAGGTAAGCCTTATGTAAATGGAGACAAGTATTATATGATGTCAAGTCTCGTACCAGCTGGTGAACCTAATCCTGAAGATGCGTTTGCAAAAGAGCAAGAGGAAATTTTAGATGGAATTTCAGATACATAAATGTAATGAGTGTGGTATGGAGTTTGAAGTAGCTTGTCAGTCGGAGTTAGACAAGAAGCTTAGAGAGCATAAGTGTCAACTGATTACTGGAAAGGTTGAGAGAACAGTACAGCTTCAACAATCTCTAATGGATTGTTTTGTGCATGATACTGCTGTCAATAGAATTGAGGAACACAATTTTGATGAATTAATTAAGCAAGGAATGATTGTGTAGGAGATTCAAAATGAGTAAGTTATTAACAAGGTTGCTTTTAAGTTTGTTAATGTTCACACCAGCACCAGAAATTAATCCGGGCGAGCCGTTTGTCTTTGACCCTGCCTTATGTCCCAGTTCTGCGATGTTAGCAGTGATAATACCTGTGGGGGTTACGCATAATGGTGAACTGGATGTCGGTGAAGAGGATGGTGAGAGTATTACTTTTGCGACTTCACTGATAACGATTGACCCTATCGGAGTAACTGTACTTGATACGTCTGACCCACGATTTCCTAATGCAGTGGTTCACACTCACAAATGGACATGGACTCCTGATATTACTAATGTAGGTTTGAATTATATAAATGTAAAGGTTATGGATTCTTGGGGTGCTTCTGACCCTAACAGTATAAGGACTATTGTGGTATTGGTGAAAGTGAATAGACCGCCAGTCATTGTTGGTTGTAGGTAAATAATGAAAACTCAGACTGTTCTTGATAACCTGTTGGATAGGAACGAGAGAATACTTCGTGTTCCTTTGCAGGTGTGGATGGAGTTTGCCAATGGGCGAATACGAGGAAGCTTAAAAGGCAAATTCAAAAAGGACATCACTACGGAATTAACAGATTGGGAATTCATCGAAAGCAAAGGTGCAAAGACACTGAAGCCTGCCTCATTAAAGATAATGCAGACAGGTGGTAATGTTGCATATAGGCAGCTGGCTATTGTTGGCAGTTTTGATGTCTTGAATGTTAGGGCAGTCAAGGCAGCGGAGAAGTTTTGTGCAAAGCTTGTTAGGGAGGTTACTGCTAATACCAAGGAAGGTATTAGAGTTTTTATCCGTGAAGGAGTTAAGGCGGGTAAGTCAATGCCTAAGATTGCTAAGGAGCTTCGTCCTGTTATAGGGCTTACTGAAAAGCAATCGCTGGCAATTTCTAATTATCGTAAAAGGCTTGAGGCAAAGGAACCTAAGCTTACAGCAACACAAGTTGATAAAAAGGTGACAAGGCAAACTAACAAGGCTCATCGCTTACGAGCAGAGAACATCGCTCGAACTGAGACAGCAAGGGCACAGAACATAGGTTACTGTCAAGGACTTGAAGAGGTGGGTGTTGCTGAAGCAGAGTTTCGTATATCAGCTGCTGATTACTGTGAAGAGTGTGAGGCATTAGATAAGACGAGATATGCAGTTGGTGAGGCTGGTGCAGTAATCCCTGTCCATCCAAGGTGTCGATGTGCGATGCTGCCTGTGGTAGATAACAAAGTGATTTCTGAGCAATTAAAAAATCCTCATCCAAAGCTGGTGAAAAAGAAGCTGGCTAAAATTGAACCAGTTGAACCACCGGAGGAGCTGATAAGCTTGAAGAGGTTTACCGATGAGAATAAAGATGGTGAGGTTGCTATGGCTATCAGTCAGCAATTGCGTGAATTTTACTTTGAACAATTGACCTTGAGAAGTTTTGGCGAAATGGAGAATGCAGTACTTACATATGATTCTACTCGTTATTTGGCGGTTATTGATGGTGTGATGGTTGGTGCTGTTTCGTTTCATTATGATGAATTGGACGAGCTTGTTTACATAGACCATACAGGTACTTTAGATGCCCCGAAAGGCACTGGTGCAGAATTGGTAAGAGCTGTGGTTGGTGCTGCTTCTGCTTTTAAGGTAGGAATAAATTTTGAAGCAACTCTTGATAGTGTTGGGTTTTGGGAGAGGCTTGGATTCATACCAACCAAGAAAGTTTCATATGTTTTTGAAACAAGCTACAAAAGAATAGAGCAGATAAAAGAGGCACTTGGAACCGTTGGTAGAGTACTTGATAGAATTGGAGTATCATAATATGAGTATGAGAATAGAAGAAATAACTAAGAAACGTCTTTCCAAAGTACCTGATTTGGAGTTGAAGCAATTGCAGTACAGATTTACTAAGTACTGGGACAATCATTTTAAGTCTAACAATAAAGAGATGGTGGGTTGTTTCACTCGTGGGGGTTTCATTTCTAAGTATAGGATGCTCTTGAGCGAGCTATCTTCTTCTAAGCGGAGTTTAGAGTGCAGTACTTGTGCCATTGATAGGGAAGCTTTCAGACAGACCATGCAAGTAAAAAAGGATGGGTTTGATGTTGCTGTGCTTGAAGAACTTATTATGCAAAAGTGTTTTGTTTTTATTGATAAAGATTTTGCAAAGGCAGATGAAGTCAATATTACAATACAGTTGAGTGAAGATGAGCCCAATCTAAAATTGGAGGAGATTCTTACTGAGGTATTTAAGGAGCAGGATAAGGAAGTTGTTTTTACATATCAAACTGATTTTGAAGGAACGTGCTTGCCCTTGTATGAATTAGGGCTGCGTCCCGTAAAGAAGTTAGAAGAGTTGATTATAAAGAAGGATGGAGAGTGTGAGCAGTTTGATGAACCTATTGAAATTATTCTTCCAGTTGTGAAAGGAGACGAACATATCGTCTATGGTATTGTGTATGAACCCGATACCAAAGATGCACAAGGAGACCAAGCTACTGCTGCGGAGATTAAAAAAGCAGCATATGATTTTATGGAGCACTGCCAGGATTTTAAGGTTATGCACAAGGGCAAGAAAGTCAAGATAAAGATACTGGAAAACTATATAGCCCCCGTCAATTTTTCGATTGGCAAACGAAAGGTCAAGAAAGGTTCGTGGGTACTTGTTACCAGAGTGCTTGACAAAGATGTGTGGAAAGATATAAAAGCTGGCAAGCTCACAGGGTATAGTATGGCAGGCTATGCGAAGATTGAGTAAAGGAGAAAAACGTATGGCAAAACAAAAACCAAGTGGAAATTTGAAAGACATAAGAATACATGAAGTTTCGATGGTTGATTTGCCTGCAAACAAAATACCATTTTTATTCTTCAAACAAGAAGGTGTTAAGCAGGCACAACTTGCAAAAGCAAAAAAGAAAATTAAAATTGAGATAGAAAGTAACGGTTTGGTAGGTGGAACTACTGTGGCAGTTAACGGGGATAAGTTGGGACAGCTGAAGAGTTTTGATTTCAGCTTCTATGGGAATGACCCAAAATCGACAGTCCATGCTTCTTATTCCAAAGAAACTTCGTCCACAGATGGTTTCAGTCGTATCGAGACTTACTATCTTAGCAAAGGAGTAATTGCTATGACTAAGGAAATGTTGAAAGTTCTACAAGAGTACCTTGGTACAGAAGAGATTGACTTCGAGAAAAAGGTCGACGAGGAAGAAGTTCAGAAAGCCTTGGTGCTTATTACTAAGCATTACAAGGAAAGCTTCCCCCAAGACTTGGTAGACGCGGTCGGTGTTCTCGCTAAATGTGCCAGTGGAGGTTACGACGTGAAAGAAAAGGGACAGCTTGAGAAAGCAGGTGCAAAGTTCTCGAAGGATGTTCTTAAGAAACTGGAGGCTGTTATTGCTGCCGTAAAAGCTTTAGAAGGAATAATGGAAAGCAAACAGTCTACAGAGAAGGTGACAAGTGGTAGTGAAGAGATGGCTGGGCTTAAAAAGCAAATAGCTGAGCTGAGCAAAACTATTACTAAGCTGGGTAAGCCTTCGGAGAAACCTGCTGACGACGATTCCGAAGCTGGGAAGCTCGCCAAAGATTTGAAAGCTATTTCGGAACGAGTTAAGAAGATGGAGGAAGCTGGTGTCACCAAGGGAACCATAGACGGTCAAGATGGTGACGGCGATGGTGATGTGAAAAAGGGAGCGGGTGAGGATGGTGAGGTACTCTGGCCCTCGTTGAAAGTACTGGACGAAGATTAGTAGGAAACGGCCAGGGTATATGTAGTTAGAAAAATTGTTGGTAAATAAAAGGAGTACACACAATGAAATCAAATAAAACTTTGCTTACAAAAAGTGAGCAGATTGCGAGGCTCACAAAAATGGTAAGTCTTCCGGCTATCGTGCTTGAGGCTGAGGAGGCTGACCGGTTCATTGACTATATTGTCGATGAATCTGTTCTCAAGAATAATGCTCGAGTTATAAAGATGAAAAAGCAGACAAAGAATGCTCGGGCGTTAGGTTTGGGAGATGCACGATTCCTTAAACCAGCGGGAACCTTTAGCTCCTCAGATTATGTCAAGCAGCTGACAACCCAGAAGGTTCCATTAGTTACCAAGAAGATGCGTGGTTGTGTTGCTATTTTTGATGATGACCTGGAAGACAACATTGAAGGTGATGCCTTTGCAGACCATGTCCAACGAATGGTCACAGGTAAGATTGGCAACGAACTGGAGGAAATATTCTGGATTGGTGACACAGGAAGCCTGTCAGGTTTTGGTGCTGATGACTCCCGCAGCTTGTTTGACGGCTGGCGGTACAGGATTCGACAGAGTCAAGCAGCGTCAGGATACCTAAGTGGGTATTACAATAATGTCACTGGTAGAGCTACAATGATGACAGCGATTGCTGAGACTACTTATGTAGTTGGTGCCACTGCAAGAACACAGGGTGATATTCGAGAGCCAACGACTCCCAATGGTTTTGTTTACATTTGTGTTGTCGCTGGTACTCAAGCTGCTGCTGAGCCGACGGCTTGGCCCACTGTTCTTGGCGGTACTGTTGTAGATGGTGGAGTTACTTGGAGATGTCATGCCCACGACTGTGCATTGCCTGGTAAAATCGCTGAGCAGAATACTGCCACACCATATAACTGGGAATTCAAATACGGCAACATGCTGAAAAGACTTCCTTCGAAATACAAAAAAGTTGGTATGGCTAATTTGAGATTTTTCCAGTCTGACCAATTAGCTCAAGACTATACCAACGCTTTGTCAGCACGAGCAACTATTCTTGGTGACAAAGCAATTCTTGGTCAAGGTCCTTTAGTGTTCGGTCAGGTGCCAATTACTCCTTGTCCTTTGATGCCAGTTACTATGTCGTCAGCGGGTGTTCTGGGAGGCGGAGCTTATGGTGACACACTGCTTACTCCTAAGGGTAACCTGGTTGTTGGTATTCAGCGGAATATCAAAATTGAATCACAAAGGTCGGCAGCTGATGAAGCCACTTATTGGTTCTACAGCTTGAGAGCAGACTGTGCCATTGAGAATGTCAATGCTTGTGTCTTGCTGGAGAAACTTATTACATCATAATCACAACTCAGTGTTGTGTTTTATATAAATTAAAAAGGTTCAAGATAGAAGAAAGGATTGATAATGAAAAGGTATGTAGTTCGCAATTACGGTGCTTCAAGGCAACTGTCGGTTGGTGGTCAGCAGGTTTGCGTAGTCAATGATGGAATTGTTGAAACTGATGATGTAATGGAAGCTCAGGCATTGGCAGGGTTTGAACACATGACTATGACTGACCGTGGTTCAGAGTTGGCATCACCTCCTTCTCCTGGTGTTCAGGAGAAGCAACCTGAGGGAAAGCAAAAGAATTCTGTCGATGAACCTGAAGACGAATCATATGAGGATATGAATTCGGATGAACTTCAGGCAATTGCAAAAGACAGGGAAATAGAGACTTCTGGGTTAGATGATGCAGAAATAATTAAAGCATTGGTAGCTTATGATGATGAACCTGAGAAATCTGAGAAGCCTGCTGAGAAAGAAACACCTTTGAAAATCGGTGATAAAGTCTCAGCGGTATTCGAGGATGACCCGTACGAAGGAATTATCAAGTCCATCAACAAGAAGAAGAGAACAGCTAAGATTGACTTCGAGGATGATACTACAGAGATTGTTGGATTAGGTAAATTGACCCGAGTTGCCTGAAGTCATCTCTCAAAGTATTAATTGAAAATTTAGGAGAAATTAAAATGAGACGTAATTTAAATAATTTAGACCGTGATATTCTGCAAGCCCACGGTCGAATTTTTCAGGAGGCGTTTGCACACGGCATTGAAAACGACATGATTTACGGTGGACTGGTGTCAGGGCAGTCTGCGATGCAAGCACTTCATGCAAACCCTGTGGCAGTTCAGAATTGTATAATTGGAACAAGACGTGTCACATGGGATGGTAAAGTCTTTCGTTACTCTTCTGCTATGGCAAACGTTGGTTCGGATTATCTTGCTTGGTCTGCCCATCGAAGACAAGCACTTAACTGGTCGGCTGTTGTGTCTGGTGCTTTAGGTGCCAATAGCTGTGTAGTTACCTTCGGTGGTTCCGATGGCGATGGTAGTGGAAACGTGGCACTTGACTATTTGAAAGGTGGACAGATTGTATTTCTCAACACTTTGTTAGGTGCTCTTACCCTGGGTATTACAGGCAACACGGTTCTTACAGGCGGAGGAGGCGGTGCTTGTACAATAACTCTTGATGAAGCATTGCCGTTCTTGCTTACAAATACCATGAAGGTTGAAGCAATGGGAAATATGTATGCTGAACTCACTGCTGCTGCCAACTGTCCAGGAGACGCCAGTATGGTTGGAGTTGCTTCACGTCAAGCGACAGCACTCTTGCCTTATCATTGGCAGCAAACTTGGGGACCGGTCCATGTGAGTCCCAACAATGGCTTCCAAACTGAAAATGTTGGAAACAACGATTATAACAATCAAGTTGTTGTTTGGAATGGTACCATTGGTACTCATGAATACGATGATGCTCGAACTGAATATCAGCAGCACATCGGATTTGTAATATCTCGAGGACAAGCAGGAACGACACAAGATGCTCCGTTCATTATGTTGCAGATTAACAAGTAACAGCAACTAATAATAGAAGCCAAAACTTTTATAAGAAAGGTGAAATTTCTTATGTCAAAGGAAGTTAAAGACACAAGGGAGGCTTACATTGCTCGAAAGCTTGAAGCAGATGGCATGAAACCTCCGAAGAAAGAAAAAGTCAAAG